GAACTAATAAATGTAAGTAATCCCTAGTTGCTGACTCTCTTGGAAGTCTTAATCTTACTTTGTAAGAACCTTCAGGAATACAGCTTATATTTCTTTCGTTATTGATATAAGGATTTTCTAAGGTATCACAGAAACTTTCACCATTAATAAACAGTTTACCAATAGTAGATTCTTTTGTAAATGTATCCCTTATTAAAAGAAGATTAACGCCCTTGACCTCTGTAGGCTTTTTTATAGCCGTTCTGTCCTTTACTTGCGTTTTTTGAGTGTACACCCTTTCGTTTCTTTTTAACGCTTTTAAAACCACTTGTAATAACTTTACGAGCCATCTATTTAGATTTTTCAAATTGAATGAATTTATATATAGTAAAACTTATTGCTAGAACTAGAGACACTAGCGTTAGTATTTCGTTACAGTCTGTTATGCTGAAAGCTATTGCTGAACTATTAGCTAACCCTACTTGTAGAGTATCTTTTACTTCTGTCATTTTGTTTTGTTTTTTTGTCTAAGTAGGTCTTTAACTTAGTAACATTTTTAGTTTTCGGTTTATAGTGTCTTTTCATTATGAGTAATCAGAAGCGTTTAAAAAGTTTCTCAATGTAAGTTTAGTTCCCTGTCTCATTGGTCGTTCTAGGTTCATACCATTATAGTAAGCGTTTTGGTCAGGTGAAATATCAGCACCACTATTATTATTGTATTCAGGAAAAAGAGTTATATTATTAGTAATATACTTAATCATTCTTTCAGTAAAGTATTCAGCATTGTTTCTTACTTCTTCTCTAAGGTGTTGAGCTTCTTCTGTGCTTAAAGCATTACCTGTCTCTGAAGTCTTTGAATAGATGTTACCGTTTTCCGTTTTAAAGCGTAAATAAGGTATGCACATGTGAAACGCCCATGAAGGCAAACAGTCGCCAATATACTCATCTACTAAAGTTTTGTAAGCTTCATTTCCTACATTACCTATTGTACCTGCTGTAATTAAACTTTCTAATTTTTCGTAAAGTGTAGTACCTAATTTTGTTTCTATATAGATACGCTGAGCTTGTAACACATAAGGTAACAATATTTCAGGGTCTACATTTAAGTTGATTGCTGTGCTGTCTTTCAGCTTTGCTTCTGATATAAATAATACGTATGCCATAATTAATTGTAATATCCGTTATTTTTCATTTTTCTCGGTGGTGTTGCTACTAACTTATCGTTCTTCTTAGCAGTAAATCCTTCTGACCTTGCTTTAGTGTAGCCAATCATATCAGCGTCTTCTATTTTAGTAGTCCTACTTTCTCCTATAACTGTCTTGTAAATTCTTCTACTCCAAAAGTGGAAACATTGAGGTCCTCCTTTGTAGAGCCAAATTGAATAGGTATCTGCTCCGTCAATACCAAATCCCGGATTAACTGCTTTTTTACCCATATTAATTATGTCCTCCTTACGGTACAGCTTTTTTGCCGCTTCCATTTTTCTGCAAAAATCTCTTTTACTTCCTGATTTGTTTTCTAAAAAATTATCATTAGCGTAAACATATCTTACTCTGAAATAATCAAAAGACTTTTTAGATAGTCCGTCCTGCTCTGACTTACGGCTTGGAATAGCTTTACCTGTTGAAGCTAGTTCTAACTTTTCGTTCATTAATTCGTTTAATACTTCTTCATAGTTAAAGTCTTGATGTTCTCCGTCTACTACTTCTTCTTCTATTAATTCCCATTCTTCAGGTATATCTTCTCCAAACTCCTGAATAAATTTATCTAGCTCTGTTGCTTCTGAATGGTCTTTACAAGCCATGTAAACTGTTTGTCCTTCTAATTCGTGTTCGTGGTAACCTTCACAGCCTATTGTCTTTGCGTGTGCTTCAGCTTCTTCTATTGTATTAAAAACAGGCTGTCCATCTATCATTCCAACTTTAGCAAAGTTTTCTTTAAAGTCTTCTCTTACCTCTACATCTGCTAAGGGCCTTAAGCCAACTTCTTCTCTTATTTCATCTTCAGTCATTACTCCTTTTAAGTCTTCAGAAGTAAATTCTACTGTAATAGGTTTTAATTGTACAAACTTAACAGGCAAGTCCATATTGTTTACTGAGAATAAAGTCTGTAAAGTATTTAAGATATGGAGTTGGAACGGCTTTACAACCGTATTAAGATAGAAATTTCCTGCTGCATTAAGTTCGTCTACATTTGAGCCTAAACCTGTATCAGATTTAATTCCCATAAGCATAGGACTTGTTACTCTATGACCTGTTAAGATGTTTTGAACCAATAGCTCTTGTAGTGCTAAGTATTGCTTATCAGCGTCAGAAACGCTTATAGGAGTTATCTCAGGTGTTCTAGTCTTATCATCTGAGAATGTCAAAATAAACTTTCCTGAGTTAGAAGCTCCTGTAAATTTCTCTGTTAAACTTTGTTCTATTTGTCTTCTTTCCTCTTGCGTAGGAATACCATTAGCAAAAGAAACAAAATAGCTCCCACTAAATCCATTCTCTATATTGTTTAAATGAAACTCTGCAACTTTTTGGTCTACTAAGCACCAATTGTTAGCTGCTAAATAATCAGGTGTATGATAGCAATCCATATTAGGACTGTAAGCCCCTGTATAAAGTAATTGACTTCCTGAAGTTCTGTCGTTCACATTAAAAGCATTAATAGGATAGGGTTTATTTGTTCTAGTGTTTGCCCAATCAGCACTTATAAAGTAAGTATCAACCTTACCCATTGCATTTGGTCTTCCTGCTCTTACACGTTCTACAGGTACGTGATAAACCTCTGCTATTTCTGTTCTTTCTCTATTCCATACAATATGCAAAGCGTATGCTCCTTGAAGTTTAAAATCAAAAGCTACTTTCTTTATTACTTGGTGTAAACTTTCGTTAGAATTAGCGTGTCTTAGAAACTTTTTAAGCTTTACATAATTTTCTAAATTAGTATCGTTTTCTTCAGCTATTAAGTCTTCTCCTGCTATCATTTCAGCTGTAGCGTTAATAATTGCAGCGTGTGTTGAACTGTTGTAATATAAGTCAATTAAGAACTGTGGGTAAAGGTTTTTCCAATCTTCCGTTCCGTACTCTATATAGTCACGCCCTCTTACTTCCTGTACTATTGGTGCAGTTGAAGTTTCTAAATTGATGCTTAAAATTTTATCTTTCATATTTATTCTTGTTCAGCCCAATTAGGACTATTTAATATTTCTTTAATAGCTTCATAACTATAAGTTTTTTTACCTTCTAAAAACCTAGGAGTTTCACCTTTAAACTTTAAAAGAAATTGACTTTTATCTAACGAATAACGCAATGTTTCTGCTGATGTTTCTAGCACTTGACTAAAATCAATTGTATTTATTTCTTCTGCTAATATAACTAAATATTTCATATTTATTTTTTAAGGTGTGTCTATTGTCCAAGTTGGTGAATTAAACAAAGTAGCATTATTATCTTTACCTGAACTGTCAAATGCTGTAGCTCCCGAACCTTCATTAAACTTCCAAAACCCAACTAATCCTGCTGAACCTGTTAAATTTACAGGTGGTTGTCCTGACTGATATAATTCGGCAACAGGTACTTCTCTAGTAAATATTGCAGCATTGCTTACGTCACCGTTTAAATAACCTGCATTTTGTGTGTTTTGCCCTATATCAAATAAAGATAAAGAACCTGAGAATGTTCCTAAAGTTGATGTACTTGTAGCTTTAGATACTCCATCTAAAAATATTTCTAGTTTATTTGTAGACTTTTTCCAAGTAGCTGCTATATGGTGCCAATTACCGTCACTTTCTATATTATCAGTAATTGCAATAACTGTAGCCGTACCTCCTCCTTTGTATATAAATCTAACTTGGTTTGTGGGGTTATGGAATAACATTTGAATTTGATTATCAGCATCATTCCTAGACTGCATAATAAAACCATTAGCTGAATGAGCACCAACTTTTATCCAAACTGAGTAAGTTCCTTCACTTATACTCATATCACTAGTAACGTTATCTGCTGAAACGTATTCATCAGTTCCATTAAGACTTATAGCATATTGATTGCTAGAAGTGTTAAAATTACTTACTATTGAATTACCTAGTTTTAGTGCTAACATTATATTACATCATCATAATAACAAAGAGCTAAACCACTAGTCATTGTTATAGAATTTACATTTAAAAATAAAGTAGTTCCTGCAGGGTAAGTTGTAATTAAAGAAGCTACTGCTGAACCTGTTGCAGCTGTTACGTTTGAAGCTGTTATAGCTGTAACTACTGAAGTTAAAGGAAAGTGTACTGCATAATAATTTTTTCCTGTCATTGCTGTTGTTGTTACTACATCACATCTATTTTTTCCTAGCTGCTCAGTTAATAATTGTTGTACGTTTTCTATTGCCATTTTATTTTATTTTATTGTCCGTAATATATATAGTTTGTTTCTGTCGGTGCTTCTCTTTGTGTGTATTGAACTTGCTGTGTTCCGTCTCTTTCTGATAAGTTCATTTTACCTTTAGTTACTAACCCCTGTACTATTCCTTTATTGTCAGCAGCAGGACTTAAAACATCATCTTCAGTTGCAGGTGCATTACCTGAAGAAACCGTTACTGTTCCAACCCAACTAACCTCGTAAATTTCATACTTATAATATCCTGCAGGAAAAAGCTTTGCTTGTCCTACATACATATCAGGTGTCACATTGTAGTTGATGTTAATTTTTGTATATCTATCTTTAATAATTTCAGTAAACCCATAAGCATAATAAACAGACTTATCTAAGTCGTTTGTAAATTTAACTAAGTGTCTTATCTGAGTAGAAGCAACAGAAGTATTGATGCGATTGTCCTCAGTTTGTACATAAATAATAATTGCTGTTTCTGTTGTTGCTTGTATCATAGTTAGTTTGTCTGTTATATAATAGAAAAACTTTGAATTTATTTGCTTTAAAAAGAAAAAGGAGTGCGTTAGCACCCCTCAATCAAGAATATATAAGAAAACTAATTAAGATGAAATAGGGTTTCCTGAACCAAAGTTAAACGCTGAATTGTCAAAAGGGTCAGTAGTGTAATCTGCTACCATTGCAAAAGGTTTATTCTCTAAGCCATCAAATGTAAGAGTGTATCCGTTTCTGTCTCCGAATGCAGCACCACTTTCCATAGTTCCTGCATTAAGTTCCATTCCGTTAGTTATTCCTAACCCTACAATTACATTATGTCCGTTTGCTAAAGTTGCATTTAATTCTGCAAAGATAACTACTTTAGTTTGACCTAATAATTTAATTTGATTTTGATCTTCTTTTGTTAATCTGTTAAGAACTACATTTACTGTTGGAGTATAGAAAATTGTTCCGTTTTCTCTACTTCCTGTAATACTTTCAGAAATACTAGCAACCCCTAAAGGAGTAGTGTATCTGTATAGTACATTAGAAGCCATTTCTATGTCAGTAATTTCTCCTGAAGCTTCAACTATACCTGTAGTTGTTATTGGTGCTGTGAATTGGTCGTAAACTCCGAAATAAATATTCTTTATCCCTCCTGAAATTCTATTACAGTCGAGTCCCCTACCTTTCGTTAATGCTGTACAAGCCATGATATTTGTTTTTTTTTAGGTTAAGGGAGGAAGGGTTTTACCCCCTCCTTCCGTATTATTTATTTTATTATGATTGTCTTACGATATCAGCTCCAACTCCTGTCTGAACACCTGCTGAGTAACGAGCAACTAATCTCATATTGTCAGAACCATCTAAAGCAGCCATATCCATCAAAGTAATTCTAGTAGCGTCTGAAAGTAAGTCAGTTCCAAAGAATAAGTTAGACTTCTCTGCTGCTACTACTTGATTGTCTGCCATTCCATTACAAACAGCGATTTTGTACCCTTCAAAAACAGGTGCATAGTCTCCGTTCATATTGTAAGCGTTTACATATCCTAAAGTAGATACTGCTGATACATATAAAGCGTAAGTCTTAGGACTCATGTAGATATGTAAGTCTTCTTTTCTTAAGATAGCTGAAACATTAGCTGCCATGTCAGCAGTTAAAGTTTGTAAGTTAGCAATAATGTTAGCTGCTGTGTAAGCTGCTGATGCTGATGATTGAACAACTGTTGCATCAACTCCCGGTAATAAAAGACCTGTAGCTGCACCTAAGAAACCGTTAAATTTCCCTGCTACAGCAGTTCCTTCCCAAATACTTTCTTCAGTTGCTTGTGCAATGATTTCTCCCATATAAGAGATAACATAGTCATCAAAAGATGCAGGTGGTGGTGCTCCTGCTCCTGCTCTCATTTGTAAAGCTTCCCAAGAGTCTAATAATGTAGACTTGCAAAGGTCTAAGTTAATTTGTAAATTTTTAGGTTCTAATACTTTTTCAGTAAGTGCTAAAGTACCTGCGTCAGTAAAGTCGCAAGTAGCATCTGCAACTACTGATGAACCTGCCATTCTTTGAATGTTAGACTTAAACTTAATGTTTTCAATAAGTGTTAAGTAGTCTAACGAGTTTGCTTGCTTTAAAGCTGCTGAGATGTAAAATCCTGCTGCTTTTCCTGCAAAGTTTGATGTTGTAGTAAACGCCATTTTTTTTTGTTTTTAAGTTATTATATTATTTGTTTAAATCGTGTAAAAATTTCTCTCTTCTTGTCATTTTGTTGTATTCTGTTCTAGATACAGGTTTTCTGTCTGAACTGAATTTATTTACATCTAAAGGTGCTGAAGCAGGTTGTGAAGCCAACTCAGTTTTTAATCTTTCGTTTTCTTCTTTTAACTTAGTCAATTCATCTTCTGCTGAGAACTCAACTACTTCTGTAGTCTTAATAGATTTAGGAGTTGTACCTCTTTCTTCAACTTCTTCAGATAATTCTTCAAC